TAATATCTGTGAACATAGGTTTCTGTGTGTTAACCCATGTACAAAACTTGTCGGTAAAATAAAATAAGGACGGATCTAATTTCCGTCCTACGATATACTGATATGCTGGATGTTCTGTATTTAGACTAGAAACTTTCTCTAGTTCTCCCTTCTTTTTAAATACTGGTTTTTTAAATTTTGGTTTAGGAACATAAGATCCTTTACCTGTTGTACCAGATTTATATCTCTCCATGATATACTCATCATAGAGATCGGGTGCCTGATCCTTCAAGAAATTGGGAAGAGTTCTACCCACTCCACAGTTATGGCATTTGAATACCATGTCTGCCTTTACACGAAAAAAATACCCCCTTGCTTTATTACGGTGCTTTTGAGAGTCACCACAATAAGGACATCGGAAGTTAAATAAATCGGATTTTTTCCTAGTAAACTTATCCAGTCTACCAGAAAGTAAAGTTACATAATGGGCATCAACAAACTCAGCCAACTCTATGGATCAGATTCCTATCCATCATACTACGTGCTTCTGAGTCTGTCAAGTTTCTGAGGACCGATTGTCCGACTGGACTAACGAGGAAAGATATAATAGCAAGAGCACCACAAATAGTCCACATCTTCTTCTCCATGACCTGTAGACGGTCATCAACCTTGCGTATGTCTCTTTCACAACCTTTCTTTATCTCCTCTGCTCTACGGTTAACCTCACGATGGACTGACTCCACCTTCTCAAACAATACTGCATCTATTCTATCTTGCTTGTCAAGTTTTTCGTTATGCACAGCAAGAAGTTGCCCCATCTTTACAGAGTTTTCCTGTAGAGTTGAGACAACTTTTTCTAATCTTTCTAATATTGCAGAGTTAACGTCCATTACTGATTGTAGTCTTGGACATTTCCTCCAGTACGACCTTTCGCTTTCAGTTGAGCAGTCTTCTTCTGTAACTGTTTACGAATATTCTGAATCTTTAAATTAGCTTTCTTCTTTTCTAACTGAGATTTCTGACGAGTCAGTTGACCTTGCATCTGCTTCTCATCACTCTGCTCATTAACGTTGTTCATGTGATTCATCCTCTTATTCATAAAGAACTTTGCTGCATTACCAGGAAGAATTCTTTCAATTTTTATATCTCCTCTATAACGATAGTTAATTAGAAGACGTAACTTCATACGAAGTTCTGCTGGATTACTAGCATAAACTATAGTCTCTCCTACTTCAGGTAAAGATACTTTATACTGAAAGAGGTGTGACTTAGGAGCGTAACGATCTACCTTACTCTCCTTCACAGTTTTATTACCAGCCTTTAACTTATTACCAGGAGCAACAAGTCCTTTTAAAGCTTTACGCTTTGCACGCATACGCATGACAGGATCATATCCAGCAGTCGGACCCGTTGCGGTATCCCCACCAGTAAATCCAGTTGTGGCCATTTCCTCGTTCATATTTTATCCAGTTCTTCTTGAATATCATCATCAATAGGAATCTCAGTGAGCATCCCTAATGGATATTTATTAAGATAAAGAAGTATAGTTTTTAAAATACCCCAATACTCCCTCTCTAATTTATAGAAAAGTAATGGGGTGGCTGCGTCACCAAAAACATTATAAAGGATGATAAGATGATTAATGATCAAATGAGTCCTTAAAGCACCACCTCTAACGTATCTTTTCAGTAAACGTTTAAGGTATTTAAATCTCTTAAGGTCTTCATCAAAATCCTCACGTGTAACACAGTGAGGATTTTCATAATGCTTAATGGCGAACAGGATGAATGTAGATTCATTCAGTTCGTCAAATTTCATGTATTATTAAGTCGTAGTAATTGTCTTAGTAGAACCAGATCCACCTGCACCAATTGTATCACCTAGAACGAATACCTTATCAGATGCTGTGTTTGTACCAGCGTCCTTGATTGTTCCAGAGATTGTTTGAGCACCGATTGTGTGTACCTTAGAGGCAGCAGCACATGTGAATGTAAATTCAGCACGGTTTGTACTTGACTGTGCAGCAGCAGTTGCAGTAATGGAAGCACTATCTGTAGTATTAGTAACTACAAGTGTTGCACCATTAGTAACATCTACTTTCTCGTTGTAGATAACAACAACGGTTCCAGTTGCAGCAGCAGCGTATGTAGACTCCTCAAAGAATACAGCAGTAATATCTGCAGCACCAAGGGTGTCAGTTCCACGACCACCAGCTCCCACAAGACCATCAACAGCTACCAGAACTTCATCCCAGTATGCTGTTTTTGCAGCGTTCTTATAATGTCTAAGTACCCATCCTTCAGCAGTAGCAAAGATGTTAGAAGGGTCTACACCACTTCCACGCACAGCCCACTTTGGCTTCGCTTCGTCTGCATCAGTTACACCCCAAAGTGCCATGTCATTAACTCCTGAATCTATTCTAATATGCTATTATTTATAAGAATTTAGGGTTCAAACAGCACCCAAATTCATAGCTTTTTTCACCCTCGCAACTAGTGCATCATCTACTTCGTTATCAGTAGATTTAGCGTAGTCTTCCATCATTTCAACAGCGAATATCTTCATCTGTTTCTTGAAAATCTTACGTACCATTAAGAATAGTATCGGTTTAAATAATATGAATAAGAAGGTCATGCGTAATACTTCACAGCAGCATCGTAATACGATCCCATGTTATGATCTGCTACTCCATCAAAGCGAGTATCCTTTTCGTCTTTTAATTTAATAACTGGATGAGTGTGTACATAGCCAGCGAGCCAAGGAGGAGTCCCAGGCACAATATCATCACCATGAACAAACCGAAGATGTTCAAGATCTTTAATTCTCCTACGTAACCTACGTCCACCTGGTCTTGGAGAACCAGCAGTAACTAATCCTATATTCTTATTACCTGCTTCCCAAAGAGCATCAGCAATAAGTGTAGCAGTAGCACCACCGAGAGAGTGTCCTGCTATTACTAATTTTCTTTTTGGATCTAATGCTTCGTAACCAATCACTAGTGATGCTAGTGTTCTATTAGCATTATTCCTAAATCCTCTGTGACAATCATCTCTTTTAATAAGAAACTTTAGATTTGTCACCCAATCTGTTGTCTCGTTAGTCCCTTCAACAGCAAGTATAGTATGACCTTCACACTTCCTACTCACTAAAAAGTCATCCTTATGAGGATAAACATCTCTACAGCACCGTAGTGCTTCAAGGACTACTTCCTTTGGTAGTGTCATTTCAATAAAGCAATTTAGCTTTATTTATCACAAATACTTTCAGATCCTCCCACAGAGAATGGATTGTATTTATCAGTAGCAATCCTATACATTTTTTCATGTATAGTTTCTTCTTCCTCTTGAGGCTCAACAGAACTAGGAGCTAAATCAAGAGGTTCATCTGTAGCAATAGGCATAAGATCTAATGGATTTACTTTATTATCAAACCAAGCATCATAAGGTATTTCTGGTAGAGGCATAGGTTCTAATCGTATTTCTTTTTACCATCCTTTATATAACCAGATCCTTTCTTATCATAGAAACGGACTCGTTTTTTAGCATCTTTAGCTTGAGCAGTAAAGTCTTTAAACTTTTTCTTCTTTGCTTCAGCATGTTTCTTTTCTGCTGTTGCAAGAAGTTCATCCTTTAAACTCTCATTAGTATGAGCAAAGGCTTTCTTCATAGCATCCAACCGAAGATGAGGTGGTAAGTCCACCTTCTTCTTCTTCTTTTTCTTTAAGAGATCAGAACCTTTAATATGTTCTATCTCAGGTTTCCAATCTTCGTTATGTTCCAAGACCCTTACCTTTATCGTAGTTGTCCTTACCACCGTATCTTGCGATAGTATTTACATAATCTTTAGAAGATTTAAATCCTCTCTTCTTAGCATCAGAAGCAGTTTGCTTCTTAGCATCTGCTGCCTTCTTGTACTTTCCAGTACCAGCATCAGACTTAGCACCTTTTACTTTCTTTTGTTGCTTGCTACCTTGTCCCATCACAGCACCTTTACCATGCTCCTTCCTGATTTTATCAAGAACGAATGCTAATGCTGCATCCTTTTTACCAGATGGTTTCTTAGTACCACCCTTGTCGTAACCCTTCTCTTTCTTAAGACGAGTTGCTTCGTTAAATTGTTTAAAGGTTATCACCTCTTCACCAACAACGGCTTTCTTAAGCTTGCCAGCAAACTTCACAGTATCTTTAGCACCTTTAGCAGCACCTTTTGCAAATACTCTAGCAGGTTGAGTTGCTTTCTTATGTCTTTTAACACCCTTCTTAATAGCATCTCTTACTCTATCACCTACACTCTTCTTACCAGTAGACTTAGGTGCTTCCTTCTTAGGTAATGACTTCTGCTTTGCCTTTGTCTTTGCTTTGACTCTATCAGCAGCTTGACTCCTTTCTTTATTAGGACCATCATATGCCATAGCACCTTTCTGTGTTCTTGGTGCTTCCTTTTTCTTTGCCTTAGGTTTTGGTGCTACCTTTTTAACTGCAGCAACAGGTTTTGCCTTAGGCTTTGCCTTTGCTTTTGGTTTTGGTGCTTCCTTCTTAGGTTCAGATGATCCAGTAACCTTAGTAAGTTGAGATGGTTTCTTTAAACTTGGTCTCTTCTTAGGGGTCTCCTTATACTCACCAGTCTTCTTCTCTTTTCTCTTTGCTTCAGCAGCAGCATCCTTTGCAATCTGTTTCTTGATAGTACCTTTAGTACGCACGTTCATCTTACGTGCTGCTCTTTCTTCTTCCAATTCTAATTCTTCTTTCTTCATAGTGCTTGCTAAATTCTTTTCTTTTTTAGCAGCTCTCTTTGCTTTAGCAGCTCTGATCTTATCAAGCTCTGCATAGTACTTAGGATTATCTTTTCTCCTTTGCTCTTCTGCTTTCTTTTCTCTCCATGCTTTAGCATGTCTTCCCATAGAAGCAGTCACATGCATTTCATCAACATGTGATACCTCTTCATTCTTTTGAACATCAGGTTCTTCCTTATCCCTTTTAGATTCGCAGATCTTACAATCACATTCTTGACCGTGATTCTTAGCCTCTAGGCAATCTTCTTTCTTAGGATTAATTTTAACTTTAGATTTCTTCTCAGCTAGTTGTGTAAAAGTAAGCATTACTCTTCTCCACTAAAGTCCATCTTGTCAACTATAGATTGAATTTCGTCATCAGAAAATAATTCCATCTTCTTAAGAGTTTCAATCTCTGCTTCTTCTTTATTAAGATGATCTGCTTTCTTATAGATTGGCTTACCAGTCTTAGGATTTTTCTTATCTCTATTCTGCCAAGCAGGTGTGTTACCTTTCTTGTCAGCACGAGTTAGAAGCATCGCTTCTTTTACTTCTTCTTCCTTTTCCTTTTTCTTCTTCTCTTCCTTCTCCCTCTTGGAGATCTTGCCATCTACATCACTTTTTTCGTACCACTTACCATCACCGTCATCGTCTTGCCAACGCTCACCATTTTTTTTCTTTACTTCACCTCCTTTAGCATACCCCTTTACTTCTTTAAGGGCATCAGTCATATCAGGTAGGGGATTTGTTCTGGTATCAATCATCTTAATCCTATGGGAGTAGCTGTCTTGTCCTTTTTATTTATCTTCCTAATGAATTCGCCAGGAGTTAATTTACGAACATAATCATCTAACTCTTTAGTACCAACTTCTCCAGCAGGTGTCCAATTAAAATACTTTATATCATTAACCTCAACAAGATCCTTTAACCAGGTACGAAAAATAAACTCATGCTCATCAATAGAGATGACATAATTGCTACCACGACTAACAATCTTAGAAACGATCCCTGTGTTGACGTTCTCGACATAAGTTCCTACTGAGTAAAGACCTTCACCAAAGTATGCTTCACGCAAACCCTTCGGATCTAATTTAGGTGCAATCTCATACAACTGATAGGAAACTTCACTAAAATCTTCCTGTACTTCTACAGACATAGACTGTTGTACAGCAGCAAATAGTTCCTCACATTGTTTCTTACTTAATGTCTTTGGTATGCCCTGTTTAAATGTCTCGTAATCATTATCGGCAGCTGCCTTACGCAATTTAGATGCAGACATTCCTTCTATACCATCTGCATCAGGATCTCTATTACCAGCAGATACTACATTAATATCATTAAAATTATAAAGTTTACCATTATACTTAGTTGCTAGTGAATTAAACTCAGCAACTCTATCACCACCAACTACAATATTAACTTCACTATATCCTTCACTATCAAGTGCGGTAAGAACATCAAAGATAGTTTTCATATCTTCACTATTCTGTATAGCATTAGCATGATCTGGATATGCTTGCTTCATAAATTTAATTTTAGAACCAGGATCTAATGGATTCTTTTTAGGATCAACTGTTCTACTTGGGTATATTCTATAGTCTCCACCCTTTCCAGTAGACGCAACCTTCTTTATTAAAGCTTCATGTCCAATAGTAGGTGGATTAAATCTTCCGAAAGTAATAGATATTGCACCTTGATCGACCTTATCTTCGCTTC